TAGCTACATCTGAATGCTTAAAACCCACCATTCGAGACCCATGACCCAAATGTGACAATCTAAGATTTTGTTTATGTTCTTCTGAAAGCTTTCTACCTATGCTAGCCAACGCCATTTTAGCTTTGGACTCAGGAGTATGCTTCCATCCGCTACGAGCCATAATTACACTTCCTCTTCTCTTTCGATCACATCATCTGGTAATCGTAGAAATTCTTCATACACTTTCATTTGTGCCTGTATCAAAGGCAAATTTTCTGGTGTACAGATTTTTAATTCATTCAACTTACAAAAAATACGGTGATCTATTTCAAGCTTAACATATTTCCATAGTGATGTATTACGTAACTCTTGAGCTTGTTCAAGACTCATCATTGTTGCGGTCCTCCTTGAGGTGCTTGACCTAACATCTCTTGCTTAATCTGTTCAGGATCTCCACCTTCAGCTATCCTTTGATCGATCATTTGTTTCTCTTCAGGTGATAACCCACCTGCACCTCCACCAACATTTTTACCTGGAGGCGTCAATAACTTACTTATATCTTTAAATCCAAACAGTTCAGCTATTCTCTTATTAATCTCTTGTCTATTAACTGTTGGGTCATTTGCTGTAACTTCTTTAAACCTAAGTAGTTGACCAACCTGTACTTCTTTATCCATAGTCTCTGATATGCCAGTAGGTATGAAAAACACCTTGGCCTGTATATCTTCAGGTGTTACCAACAACGGTTCTGTTCCACCTGCTTCACCTGTAATCTCTACCCATTCATCAGTAGCCATGAACTGCTTAAGGTTACTAAAGAAAAACATTGCTAATTGCTGTATCAGCTGTGACTCCAGTTTACGGAGCACAGGTCTGAATCTCATTCCAGCGGCCCCCTGAAGTAACTGTATACCCATCGCTGTCCTGTGTTCACTTCCTGCTTCTGGCATAAGATGTGCAGTAGCACCTGTGGCCTCACGGTAGTCCTGCTTCGCAAGTTCCTCTTCTTTATACGCACTTGAAGTGACATCTGGAGTGTCCATCCATCGAATAGAGGACACCGTATCAGAAACTTTATGCCATTGACCAGGCTTGGATACTTGGAGCTTCGTAGTATTGATAAGCGTATCGTTTCCATTATAGAATCCTTGTTTGTTCATAACTAGGTCTACGTTGTCTAGTCTCTGGTTAACTACCTTATTAGTCCTATCTTGCGTAGATTTACCTATTTCTCCTGTACCTACACCAAACCAATTCGGTACTGGATCCTCAAATAATGTCATCTTACAATATGGTTCCATCTGATGATTAAAGGGATTTGGGACTGCACGTATCTTAACTGTCCTATTTACTATTATGCACCAATACGGTAACGCTTTTCGTACCTGCACCTCCCCGTTACTATCTGTATACGATTCATCCCAAGGTCCCCAATACTCTAACAATTCATAAGCATCTTGTGGTTTCTTGATATAGTTACCATCTGCTGATAATATAGTTGAATCTGTGCTAACTGGACATTCTGTCTGTAATGCCTCTTTAACCTTCTGTGTGTCAAAGAACTTGTTATCTGCTAACTTCTTTAACGCTTCTGCATCTACTATGCGTCTGCGTATAATAGGTAAGCCATCACCAATACTTAACTTAGCTGGATGTGGATACATCTCAAAGAAGTCTATAGGTGTACAGTTTGGTCTGCTTTCGATGATCGTCTGGTACCTTTCGCTGTTCTCATCGATAGTCCAGCCTTCTTTAACATACCATGTACCACCTTCAACATATCCCGTACCAAAGAGTGTATTCTGCGCTAATGGTGACTGTACCTGTAACTGTACATCAGCCACTCTGAAGAAATGCTTCACAATACCTTTTACTTTAATAGCGGCCTCTTCTGGTGTCTTACCCTCAGCATGTACATCTACTGGTGCATCATTCGGAAACAACGCTGTAAATATACGTGGCGTAATAGTTTGCTCACCTTCTACCGTTAGCGGTACTACAACTTGATTCTGCCAATCATGGTCTCTCGCAGGTGGCTTGCACTTCCACTGATCATATATCTCAACCATGCGCTTAAATCGTGGCTGATGGAATGCTTCGTACCGAACGAACTCGTCTACTATGTAATTAAGTTGTTCATCTCGTTTTACGGTTATTGCGACTTTTTTTGCCACTATATTCTCCTTTAGTATGCTTAACTGTTCTTCCTGTCACTAAAGCCATGCCAGTTCTCTCCTGAGCTATCTGTGCCGCTTGGTTGGCTGGGTATTTTTTAAGTAAGGCTGTATATATTCTGTGAACTTGTGATCCTGCTGGCATAATCTATACCCCCTCCCTATGATACCTTCCGCTAAAGATTCAAAGTCTATAACACTTGACTTAGCAGACTGTGTGTAATCTTTCATGAAATCCGCTAATGTCTTGATTTCCCATTCTATTCTACTCTTAAAATTCTCCTGCATTATTATTCTCCACTAAATCATGGTAACCGCCACCACCTGTCGTACGTTTAGTAGGATACTTCACATATTCACCTTCATATACGACTTCACTCTCACTTTCATGATCAGGTTGTACATATCGTGGATCTGCATTATATATATACCTTAAGCAATCCATAAAGTGATCGTTCTTCTTCTGTGTCTTCTCAGACGGATCCATTGTATCTTTGTTGCCTTTACGTTCTCCCCACAAATAATGCTGGAATTCGTGGATCGTTTGCGTACAATCTCTGGAAATGAACAACTTAGGTTTAGGTTCACCTGCTGAAACGCTATACGTGGGCTTCAGCGCCTCCCTGATACGACTTTTACCTAATCTAGTGTCATTGTTTGCCCTGATACAGTAAATGCCGTGGCGACCCAATTCCTTGCGTGTGTTGAAGCCTCCAGCTAACTCGTTATCTTTATCCATAGCTGGATCTATAAAACGCATTGTCGCTGGCATGTCTCCTTCTTGTGCGTGTATCATATTAGCAATCTGTTTTATATCTAAATCTTTAAGCCATAGCTCGTCATATATATAATGATTCTCTTGTTCGTCCACTGCAAACCATAAACAGGCCGTTGGTGTCCTATCATGAGGATCTATGGCGAAATACTTCGTCCAATGCTTCTTAATGTACGGTGGAGCTATGACATGCTTGTTCGGTTCGAACTCCTTGTACACTAATCCTGATAAATGTAGGAACTTGCCGTGTATTCTGGCTTCTTTCTCCTCAGGAGTAAGGTTCCTTTCGAATTCTGCGATAGCATCCTCCGCTAAGTTCGCTAAATTATCTCTCATATCTACCGTTACACAATGTATGTGCTCTCCATCTGACTTGGTATATATGTCATCATATATCCAAGGTTGTGTCAGTCGCGTGAGAGTGAGCCAATTCCGCCCCCTGAAGTCTACTAATCCCCGTAGGGTTGCAATATATTTGTCTCGGGGAGGTGGCTCATCAAACCACGCCACATGACCACGCCAGCCCTCAAATTGTTCGGTGTTCTGCTCATGTGTGAGTATATCAAACTGATCACCTGTCTTGAGGACCCATTTAACAGGTATCCCAATGGGATTCCTTGTTTTCTTGGCTATCAAAGATTCGTCCAACCATTCTTCCAGGAACGGTATGATTACTTCACCTGCCGCCTTCTGGAAATCCTTAACTATTATACGGCCTATTATCGGTCCCTTGTGGCGCATCTCTTCTGGATACCACTTAGGATACTGCTTTGTTAAGTGAAACAAGAACTCCATGCCCCCACAAGTTGTCTTTCCTGAACGATTACCACCAAATATTGCCCTGGTTACCGCTGTAGATACATGAAACTGTTCTTGCTTAGCATGAGGAATATAGTATAGAAGTTTTTTACTCTTCCGAAACTGTATCTCCTTGTCCAGTAGGTCCAGGTAGTTTTCTTGCTCTTTCCTGTCCAATGCTAGAAACTCCTCGTCCGCTAAGTGCAAATCTTGCGAGAGCCCCAAGTCTTTTGAACTCATTTACCATCTCCTCTGCTGTAAGTCCTTTATGTATACTAAGTTCCATATCTATCATCGGTGTCGATTTAGATAAGGAATTGATTATCTTAGTAATTTCTTTCATCATATTCGTATCTGCTTTAGTTTTCTGCAGGTCACGGAGGTATTCATTCATCTTGCGTAGAGCTAATTTCTTGTTATCTTTGACGAGGTTACGTATCTTCTTAGAGTTACGCTTAGTGATCTTACCCATCTCGGATTCGAACAGTAAAGCTACGGTACCTTGGTTCTTAGAGTTGCCCTCATGAAGCTCATACATCACTGTCTCAGCTATACCACAGGCCGCTGCTATCTCCTTGACCGATAGATCGCCTTCCTCTATAAGCTCAAGTGCCTTCCAATGCTTAGCTTGTAGTTGTGCTGCATGTCTTGCCATTAGAATGCCCCCTGCATAACAAAGCCTTGATTGGGTGAATATTGATAAGTGTCTGCGCTAGGCATATTGAATGATCCTTGATGTTCTTCCCACGTTGGTTCTTGGAATGGTTGATACTGTCCTTGTTCTTCGAATTGTTTACCCCACCACGGATGCTCATCATATACGTTAGGCATATAATTACTTGCCTGATTGCCTACAGCTCCTCCAGTTTGTCCACCGTAGTAGCCACCTACCTGACCTGATACATTACCCATACCACTTATAAGGCCACGATACCATGAACTGTTCTCGTCGTTGGCAGGAGCCCGATCCTCAGATGTAGGGTTACGTTGTCCATCAAGCGATCCCATCACACCTTGTCCAAGAGATTGACCCATACCCATGTATCCTCCGCCTCCCATAGCGCCACTAGCAGCCCCACCTATAGTAGTTCCCCAGTTCGCATCACCATAGTCGGATCCAATATATCCTGTTCCGTCTCCACCCATACCCATAGCACCTGCTATGCCTCCCATCAAAGGTCCCCACCATCCACCTGTACTTGCCAAAGCTTTCTGTATCAACGGTCCGTAGTCTTCTATACCCGAAGCCCAGCCGTCTGTACTCTCTGCTGTCATTGATTCCCACGGTGACCGTGAAGAAGGGGGTGTAAACATCTGTCCTATATCAAAACCCATAAGCCTCCAGGTAAAAAAAAAGACAGAAGTACCGATAGGTACACCTGTCCCGTTGTTTATAATGTAAGTATACGCTATAAGAGGTCATCTGTCAAGTTTTTATGTGAAAAAGTTTTCTCAGGGATTATATATAGGCCAGGGG